TTGAAGCTCAAGCTCTTGGTGAAGATGTTCAATCATCGGAAAAGGGTGCCACTACCCAGCGACCAGCTCCCTCCATTGCTGGTTTACCAAATAATGATGGAGGTCTCGCCCCTGCGGCCTATTGCATTGGCGAGAAGATCACTTCGTTTCGAGCATTAGCGAAGAGATCCGCACCTTTTTGGTTTAGAGGAGCGGCAGGAACTGAAACAACCCTGGCCATCCGACCGAAAATGGTGTCATTAAAGAATGCCACAGACAACACAACTGTGCCTATACAGATGGGGATTGATTATATTTCCATGATCGCTGTGCTATTTAATTATCAGCGCGGAGGCCTTAAGTTCACTGCTTATGGTCCGAACGATTATTTGCGTGCTGCCCTTGCACCAAATACATTAGGTACAGCTCCTGTGCTTCTTTACACCCCCACGAGTGAGAACACTTACAATATGAATCCATATGCCATTGCTACTGGTCCAACTATAGCTGGCGGAATCACTGTTGTGGTGCCTCAATACTCGAGAACGCAATGTGAAATGTATCGCTTTTATACAGCTGCAACATATCCATTGCCCACTGATACTTATTGTTCTGATCTGAGATTGTTCATTAGAGGTACGGTGCCTTTGGCCCAGTTCTTCCTCCTCAGACAGGCAGCCGACGATTGGTCTTGTGGTTTCTTTACTGGATGTATTCCTTTGGATACTACCCAGCAAGGTACCCAGTCCGTTGCCGGCAAGTTTTAGTGGCCCATTGACAGCGCGTGCTTTCCGTCAGGTTTGTGCACGCCCTATGCTGACTTAGCATTCCCCCCTGACTGTTGATGGGGAGTGTTAGGGTAGGGGGGGAGTTCTAGACCCCTATGTTCGTTTCTTTAATACGACTATGTGAATTTCTGTGATCTGATGATTAGATAGACACAGACGGATCATGTGTGTTGATGCTTTACAAGAGTTGATGCCATATGTACCCTGACCATAATTCTCGTTCTAAAGTCGGCGGTCTACACGTGTTTTGATCACGTGGCAAAAACGTCCGTTAATCGATG